AATACCTGCAGCTGTGGTTCCTACAATAACTATACTACTATTAAATGTTTCGGGTAATTCAGTTAAACTATAAGATACTGGTCTTTGTTGGTAATCAATCCACACTCTACCAATAGGATCAGTAGATAGTATTCCAAACTGAGGCACTCTGAGTTTATCAATACCTATATCACTAAACTTTATTTGAAAACTAGGATCACCTGCTAATATTCTTAGCACTTCTAATCCCATACTAGGATATAATGTATCACCACTTCGTATAACCATTGGCATTCTTCGAGTAACACCATCTACTTCAGGGAATGTTGTAGCAATACCTGTACCATATGCACGACTTTCTAATGCTTCAATTGATGCAACGATACCTGGGTATTCTACGACCTTACCAGTAGGATCACCAATCATTACAGCACCTGGATTACGTGGATGGTTTTTTGTTTTATCACTACCAAAGTTTGGAAGTACCACTGGATATTCTTCCATAGTTTTAGCTAGTATAGAATCTTTTCCTAATCTATCTGCTTCAGGCATAAGCACATTGAATACAACTAATCCAGCACCTTTTGCATATAACTCTTTAATGATATCAGCATAGATATCTCGACTAAATGGCCATTGACCATATTTTTCTAACGAAGCTTCGTCTATATTAACAGTAGCGATAGTGGTTTGTTGTTCAGGTGCAGATGTAATGAGTGTATCAAAGTACCGCAATTGCATACTTTCAACAAACATTGGAGATTGTATTTTAATGAACACTAATATACATAAAGTAATAAGTGCTGACCATGGAGTAAATAGATTTATTTTTTTCATTTATTATTTATTAGTTCTGAGTAACCGTGGCTGAGCAACCACCAATAGTATAGCAAGTTTGTTCCAGACTGTATGATTGGTCTAGTGAACTGTTTTGATCTAGTGTTACTGAACTGGATGCTGATCCGTATGTTAACGAGATTGAAGCATCATGATTTCCTAAACCTTGTTGTGTTAAGTCAACTGAATGTCCGTTACCTATTAATTCAATCTCAGCATACTTACTGCTATCACCTTTTTGTATTACATTAATTAAATTTGAATTACCTGTTACTGTTGAGAATAGTTTTTTGCTATAGTCGTTTGCCTGGAATACATCTATAACATTACTATCACCTATTAGGTCAATGCCTACATAATGTCCCTGATTGACGGTATTATTACTTTGTACAACATCAATGTCATTTAAGTCACCAAACAAATCTAAACTTATGGTATGTCCTCCCGTAGCGACAGTATCTATTGCACCTGTACCATTAACTCTATCCTGATATAATAATATATCATTTGTACTACCAACAACTGATAGTTCTATTAAATTGGGATCAGTGGTATTTGGAGACCCTTGCATAATCTCAATGGTATTTGAATCGCCTGTGATAACACCAGCACTGGCTCCGTCAATACCTCTTATATGATTGCCTGCTGTGCCTTGTTGTGTTATAGTAACAGTATTATTATCACCTGCTTGATCTATATAAACTGAGTTGTCACTATTTGAATTGTATGTGCTGGCTCGTGTTCTTGCTGAAGTAATTTCTGTTGATTGACTACCACTAATACCTGGACTGGATCCAGTTACAGTTGATGTTGAGGGCGGTGTGTATGTTGTAGCATAAACTGAAGTTGGAACAATAGCAACTGAACCTGTTTGGTCCCAATATAACTTAACTGCGGCACCTCCACCGTTTTCATACATCCACATATCTAGGTAATATGTAGACCCACCTGTTAATGTTTGATCTGTTGAAACGTAATTCCAAGTTCCAGCGCCTTGTTCTTGCCAATCATTAATTACAACTGTGCTGTCCAATTTCATGTAAACGCCATCATCAGCATAGAGATAGAATTGTATGTCCTGACTGCCTGTATCTGGTATAGTAATGTAACCATAGAAGTGTACGATAACTCGATCAGTCTGACCGGAATCTAACACAGCACCACTGCTCCAATTGAAATCTATGCCTGTGACAGTACCTGAACTTAACGCAGTGGGATAAGTTAAACTTCCACCATTGCCTGGAAATGTGGGATAGGCGCCTGTGCCCTGATAGGTATCGTAGTATAAATCAGCTTCGGCTTTTGTTGCGAAAAAATGCGACACGATTAACACTAAGAATGCTATGAATATTGATTTATACATTAGTTCTGTCTCGTAGTGATATTGGTAGTACCTTCACTATTAACTCTGTTAGTTATATCAACCGCACCTTGTATTTGACGTATAGTTGTTTCTTGCGTTGTAGGTACGTTAACACAAGATATATCACTACCTGTTGTATTCATACACAGTTCAATAGATATGCTATCAGTAGTATATGTTACACCTTGGTCAGGAATAAAATCTGGAAGCAATTCATTCTTATCTGAAGTGGATAGTGTTCTTGATTGTGACATAGCTAGTTGTAGATCTAGTATGTCTAACACATTCTTTAAGAAGTCTCTATCTAACAAGTTTTCACTAAGTCTATCTGTATATATCTCAGATAGGTCTTTGTCTAATTCATTTTCTAATAGGTTTTGATCTAAGGCATTGTCATCTAATAGACTAATTGTAGTATTATCCATTTCTTCATCTTTAAATTCTTTTGGCGGTCCTACGATAATGATTTGTCTAATCATTTCTTCTGTTAGATCAACAATGACTGGTGAAGTAGGCTTTGCTTCTAGGTTAGGTACGCGAGTAGCTTCAAATGGTTTATTCATTAAGACACTACCGCCTAGACTAGCAACTTCAATAGAACCTGTAACGCAATCACGTTCAATGTCTAACCAACCAGGAGGACAACTTGGCAATAGAATAACTGTGGTACTACCTATCTCATCTACTGTGGCGGTAAAATCAGTACCACGAACGGATACTGTGGCACTTGGTGTTCTAATTTTAACTGATTGTGGATTGTTTTTTGCGATTTGACCTGATGCGTAACGAGCTGTACCAGATGCTATTTTGATTGATAGTTTACTTGCATCTGCATTTTTTGGATCGTAAACAAAGTCATCAATGATTAACTTTGCTGATTCTGTCATTTGAACCTGAGTAAAATCTTCAAATGTAATTTCTAAAGTACCTTGACCAGTACGTAGAGTATCTAACATCTCTACATTGGTACCCATAATACCTTCTAATGTTAAATTTTTTCTTTTAATACTTGCAGGATCATGTTTTTGATCACTAATAGTTCCTATAGCACTATGAGATATTATTGGTACAATTGTCAGTAGTGCTATTAGTAACTTTTTCATATTCTTTCCTATGTAACTCTATTTCATAAAGTGTTTGAGCATTGAATGCATTAACATATTTATTCCATAGTTCATTTTTTTTCAAGATAGTTTCCATTAGTCTGACTGTATCAAACTCCAAGTATTACTTGAGCCTGTTATATTAATATTAGCATCATTATCTTGAGCACCTGTTTGAGATGAAGATACAGTGTTACTTCCGCCTGTAATATCTAACTCAATGTTGTGTCCAGCTGTACCAGTACTACCATTTTGTGTGGCTGTAACCAGGTTACTCGAACCAATAATACCAATATTCATAATGTGATCACCAACATCAGTTTGTGATGTTGTTACAACGTTGCTTGATCCATTTATATCTAGATCGAAGAACATACCACCTACACCACCTATACCACTTTGTGTAACACCAACATTATTAGCTGAACCAATTACATCAATATCAAGGATAGCATTGTCGCTAGACAAGTTAAGTGTTGCAAGGTTAGCACCACCGCCACTTATAGCTACACCTACTGTGGTTGTGTCAGCGTTGATGGTAAAGTTAAAGTCATTGTAACTACCACCTGTTGCTGTTGCAATTAGACTGTTGCCAGTACCTAGTAGATCAAACACTAGATCGTTGTTATCACCAGTCATTTGTATGTCAGCAGTGTTATTGGCTGCAACTCCTAGTCCGTCACCATTAACATCAATACTTGCTACAGAGTTTGAACCTGTAATGTAGTAAGTTAAATCAATACCAACACCTGATGCTACTGTTGTGTTTAAATCAATACCTAACAAGTTACTACCACCAATTTGCTGTATGTCAACAGTTTGACTACTACCAGTAATCGTAGCTGCTGTTCCTTCTGTATCACCAATACCGTAGATCTTGTTTCCACTACCGTCTTGTTTTAGATCGATGGTAGATGAACTACCAATTTGATCAATATAGATACTATTGTCTGCACTAAAAGCTAATGATATAGTAAATAATGAATATAAAAAGATTATATGTTTCATTTTTACTCCTATTATGTGGCGAAATCCCAAATATCTTTGCGTTCGCCTTCTTTTATTAATTCAACTACAGCTGCTTCAATTGTAGTTTTTACTGCTAATGTAGCTGGTTCATTTAATGTTATACCAGACTCAAATTCAAATATTTGTGTTGCATTATCATAAAATTTTAATATAGCCATACTATCAGCGGTAGAGTAAATTGTTTTTTGTACATTTACCGCAGCTAATACTGCTCCTGTATTAACACTTACTGCTCTTAAACTTACCGTAATAATATCTTCACTAAACTGTGTTTGTGGTCCAATACCTAAAACTCTCATTCCTACACCACCACTTCGTGTAGATGAATCATATCCTGTTATACCACCTTCAATAATCATACCAGCAAATTTCATTGGCATAAGTTTCTTAGCATTAGGACCATCATATGCTTCACGCATTTGTCGTATAATCTGTCTTTCTTGAGTTAAACTTGCAAGACCAACCCGTTCTACGACATCAAACCATTTACTGTTACCAACATCTTTTAATGCTTTAATTAAGAAACTTTCTGCTCCTTGTGTAACAGCAGTACTAAAACTTGCCTGAGTATCACTAGGTCTTCTTTGACCTGTTTTATCAGTAAAACTATATACAGCAACCGTTACTTTACCGAGTGCTGGCTGGTTTATTGTATCAAATTCTTTAGCAGTCGACTTTTCAACAAGTACAGGTGGTTCGTATTTACCATTAATAGTCTGTGTAGTAGCACATCCGTTTAATAATATAAAGGATAGTAATAAAATTAATGTTTTCATTAAAATGTAAAGTCACCCAATGGTATAGTCAATGATGTTGTAGTTCCTGCCATATCAGTTACACCTAACACTATATCACCTGAACTTTTATCCCAAGTAATAATATTACCTTCAAAGTTTAATGTTCCAGATGTTGGACTAGTGCCATCATCATTAAACATTGCTGTAGCTACGTCTTGTGAAATTTGTGCGTAGATACGTGATTCCAAATTGCTCATGAATTTTTTAACGTTTGTACTTTCTGCTTCACGTTCTGCTTCTTTTAATGCAGATTCTATCTTATCAGATATAGCTTTTTTACGAGAGTGTTCTTGATTTTCAATTGTTAAGACGTGTGCGGAATAGCCATTCCCATTAAACGCTGGACTTTTAAAATTAAAGTCACGTAATGGTTGTGCTAATGCAATACTACTAAATACAAGACTAAGAATCAGTATCTTTTTTGCGAACATTTTTTTCCTCTTTCTCTCTTAAAGACAAAATAACATTCACTTTCTGATTTAATCTAATCAAATCATTATCTAACATTCTAATGCGATCTATAAGTTCTATCAATACTTTATTTGATTCACTTAATACTGGGTCTATTTCATTAGTAACCCATTTCCATATATAAAATACAAAATATCCTAGTCCACCAGCAGCAAGTATAGGAAATCCATATTGATTAACTATAACAGTTATATTATCCATGATAGTATAAGTCCAACTACAACTCCAATAACAAAGGATATAAACATATCTTTATCATACCATATTGGCATATAAGGTAATTTTTTCATAGTTTTACTTTACCTTCTTTGATTAATCGGTTTCTGTTTAATAGATGTTTTTCTTCAACATCATCTTTACTTCCACCAAAGTATGCAACAGCGTAACCTTCATTAATCATAATGTCAGTAACCATTTCTGTTCCATCATTAGTAGTAAAGTCACCTAATATTCTGCCAAATTTACCTTTAGCATCATACTTGGCGCATTTAAGAATAGACTTCTTACCTAATAATTGTTTGAGTTTTTCTTTTGCAGCTAGACCAAATACTTTTTCTACTTTGTCTCTTGTGCGTGATTCTGGCGTATCAATGCCGACGATGCGAACTCTCTCATTTGCTAATACAACTCCAAATCCTAAATCAATATCAACGTCAACGGTATCGCCGTCGACTACTCTTTTAATAGTAACGTAATATGTAAACATGGTCTAGTCCCTTCTAGCATCTGTCTGTTCAGCACGTGCAATTCTATCTAAATCTGGAGGTATACCTAATGCGTGGCTTACTTTTGTATCAATGCGGATAACATCATGGTTCATTGTAGACACTCTTTTATCGAGTGCTTTAATGATTCCTGACATACCTTTAACTGATCCAGTTACTCCCTCTAAGATAAACCGAACTGTTAAGAATACAAAATAACCTGCTGCACATGCTCCGGATATAGGAAAACCGACGTCGCCTATAAATTGGAAAATCTCTCTCATACATCTATTTATATGGAAACTTACTTCAAATTGCGGACTTTGGATTCTCTTTTGATTCTCTCGATTTCTAAATCTGTTTCATATCTACCAAGATTTTTACCAACTGGGTCATTTTTGGGCTCAATTGGATCAACCACAGGTTCACTTTTCGGGTCTGGATCTAACCATTTCCTTTTAGTTTTTTGTGGTACTCTTATTTTAGCATTACTTTTAATGCTACCCAAATCTTTTTTCTCAGGAATTATTAAAGATTCGGGCTGTTGCTTTTTTACAATAGGTTCTTTTCTTATTGGTGCATTAATCGGTGCTCGAGGTGGACTTGGATGTGATTGTTTCCATGACCAGTTAGCAGCAATAAGCATCAATACAGCTAAAGGATCAAATACAATAACAATCATTATAATCATTCCTCTTACAGCTTTTTCTAAAAGGTTCTTATCAGGATTATTACCATATATTAATGCTGCAATATATTTAATAGGTCCAACCTCAGCTTCAAGTTCACGTAAGTTTTTAGATATAGGTGCTTTTGATTGTTGTAGTTCAATAATCTTATCTTGTGACTTTTTAATATCAGCAGTAAACCTAGCCCGATCTCTTCCTTGTGATCGTCGTATTTTTAATGCTCTTTCAGCAACATCTTCAACATAAGTATTATTTTGTTTATCCTTTAGTGTTCTACCTTCTGATTCCATTTTACGATTAACAACATCATCCATTTGCTTGATAAGAGACTTATTATTCTTAATAGTTTCTCTTTCAATATTGATTTGTTCATCGATGAATACAATCTTTTCAGCAATATCACCAGTTGGTATAGCTTGATCTAAATGAGCTTTAGATAAGAAACCAAATATACCCATTGAAGTAATAACCATGAGTATAATAACGGCAAAAGTTAAATAAGTTTTGAGTAAGAATGGAGCAGGCCTCCAGTTTCTATATAACCAAGATGCTACTACTAATTTAGAAACTTCTAATACACTACCCATAACAAGAATAGGAACTACAGCTGCAGCAAAGATAGCAGCTAATCCCATTAAAGAATAAAACGCAGCAATAACCGATAAGGTTAATGCGGATATAAACATTAGAATTGTCATAATGTTTCCTTGTATTGTTGTATAGTAGATTCACAATAATCAAATAAATCATTAAATTGACTATCGTATTTTCCACTTAAAACATCATCTGGTATCATACTAGTTGATAAACCAAATGGTTTAATTAATCCTTCATTTTTCCATGAATTGCCTTTAGTCACGATAAATTTACACCGTGCTTTTATAGAAGCATACATTTCATGGTGTCTACCTGTTATAAGTAGATCACTATTACGCAATCGATTAACAATCTCATCCCAATCTTGTTCAAATATGTTTATCCGTGGGTAATCATTATGTTTATGAGAATTGTTACTATTAAAATATTGTCCTCGATATATAGTTATGTGTGGGTATTTTTGTTCTTCAACGGAATGCATTAAGCATCGATCGGGGACTATTTCTGAATCAATATTATTTATATGTAAGGCAGATTGTGAAAGTGGTTCTCTAACAGTAATTCTACTACATCCAGCTAATGCTTTATGATTTGGCATATCTTGCCAAACAGTATTTAATAACTCAGTTTCACATCCAAATTGTTGTGCTCGATATAAAGCATCTAAGAATGTTAAACCTATAGAAGATGAATGATGCATTGTACCTTCACCATTCAATATAACCTTGTCATACTTCTTGTAGTTTACACTATCAGCTGAAGCGTATTCATTTGTTTTTATACTACCATCAAATACAAACGATTCTACTACCTTTTTGCATCCAAAGTGATAGTCTGATGTATCATTAAGTAAAAGTGTGGAATATGAATGTGGTGTCTTTGTATTCATCTGTCATTTTCTCCCATGCTTTTCTCCACCTTTCTGCACATTGTTTCATTACAATAGCTTTCATTTTTGATGGATGTTTTACTAATTCATCTGTATAAGAATGAGTATTATCTTTTACTAATGAATCACATCCCCATATGTGTAGTTCTTTTGGATTATATTTTCTTATTGCCCAATGAGCAGCATAATGTCCTGATGATAATTCAAGTGGTGATACATCAGGAAACCTTACCTGTATATCAAATATTTCTAATATAGGATTCTTTAATAGATAATTTTTTACGTGTTGATTTACTACAACTGGAATATCAATCTTGGCTCGACCTTCACTAATTTTTTCACAGATATTAATATCAGACAATAATGTTACATTAGCTTCTTTCACTCTAGTTACATTTGTTCCTACAACATAATCATCTGCATCAATCTTTTTAAAATTAATCCAACTTGGACCATTGCCAACAATGTGTATTCTATTCATAGGTATTCTTTAAATGAGCGGAATGGATTTTAGCTCCGACAAACTCATTGTAATATTCGTCTTTAAGAAGTACATGATTAACCATTTGATAATATAGTTCCCAATAAGAACAATCACCTTTACGTTCACATAATTTTAAGATTTCGCGTTTATAATTATCTTTACCGTTTTGTTCAACCAAAAGTTTTACTTCTTTACTTGAACCATAATAGTCACGCCAATCAGACTCAACTCGAGTTTTGATTTTTCTTTTTCGTTTTGAATTTTTAGGTAAAGTTTTAGGTTTCCAAAAGAATTTTTTACCGATATACATTTTACCAGTACTTAATTCTGTTATGAGATAAACAAATCCTTGATAGTTTTCAGGAGTATCTTCATATGGTACTCCGTTGTATTCCCAGATCATTATTCGTCTAAATCGTCTTCATCAAATATATCACTGCCACATACTGGACAAAAGACAATATCTTCTACTGTGACATCATTAGTTTTTACTGAGATATTACCAATCGATTCACAGTTATCGCATTCAAAATATTTTTTAGCCATATTATGCTCCTGCCTGTCCCCAAACATCTTCCCAAGATCCTTTCATCGCACCTTTAGCATAGTCTGTAACTCTATTTTCAAAGAAATTTCCATGAACTGGAGCATTAATCATTTCTTCAACCCATGGTAGAGGATTCTTTTTCACTTTAAATATACCTTTCATACCTAAAGCAATTAATCTTCTATCAGCAATATATCGTATATATTTCTTAACGTCAACTGAAGTAAGATCTCTCATATCACCTTCTGCAAATGCTAAGTCAATAAACTTATCTTCTAATTCTACCATCTTTTCAGCAATAGCATAGATCTTTTCTTTAAGAACATCATTCCAAATCTCTTTGTTTTCTTCGATATAGGTTCTAAATAATTTAATCATTGATTCAGCATGCATAGTTTCATCAACAATAGACCAAGTAACTATTTGACCCATACCTTTCATTAAACCATGACGAGGAAAATTAAGCAACATAATAAAAGAACTAAACAACTGCATACCTTCGGTAAAAGCTGAGAATACTGCAATATGTGCTGCTGTCGCTGATTTAGAACCATTTTTTGAACTGAGTTCGGTAACATAGTCGTGTTTATCCTTCATTTCTTGGTATTCTAGGAATTCATTATATGTTGACTCAGGCATACCTAAAGTCTCAATCAAGTGTGAATAGGCAGCAATATGTAAGGCTTCTCTTGCAGCAAATCCCATTAACATCATTCTTATTTCAGGCTGTGGGAAATATGGTAAATAGTTCTTAACATATCCACCAGCAACATCAATATCACCTTGAGTAAAGAATCTAAAGATATTAGTAAGAAACTGTTGTTCAGCTTTAGTTAATTTCTTTTTCCAGTCTTTCACATCTTCAGCCATAGGAACTTCTGAATGTAACCAATGTGCTTGTTCGTGTTTCAACCAGGCATCATATGCCCATGGATAGTTAAATGGTTTGTAGAATGTTCTTTCGTCGGTCAGGGTTAATTTATTATCCATTTACTACCTTTATAATTAAATTTATGAAATGTTTTGAAATACTATTTATTAAATTAGAAATTCTAGCCTTGACACGACAAACATTCTTCATCGTTAACCAAAGCACTAAAATCAATCTCTTTCATAATATCACGTTCAATACGTTTAGAGACCTTATCTGCTTTTGCTATCTTATCTGATCTACAATAGTACATAGTTTTAAGTTTTTGTTTCCATGCCATAAAGTGCACTGCATGAATATAACGAATGTCACTGTCAGGTCTAAAGAATACATTAACACTTTGTGCTTGATCGATATACTCTTGTCTATCAGCAGCGTGTTGTATTAACCATCGTTGATCAATTTCCATTGATGTTTTAAATACATCCTTTTCCCAGTCAGATAGTATATCTAAATGTTGTACACTACCATCATTAGCAATAATAGATGACCATAGTTCATCATACTTATCTGGATCTGATGTCTTAGTCATAATAAGCTTATTAAGATACTGATTCTTATGTAAATGAGAACCTGATAATGTATCTTGTCGATACGCATTAGCTCTGAATGGTTCTATCGAAGGTGATGTATTACCCATAATAATAGAGCTGGATGCATTAGGAGCAATTGCCATAAGATGTGAAAATCTTAATCCTGCATCAACCGCGTCAGGAGCTGGTCCCCTTTCTTCACCAAGTTTTTTATTGGCAGTGTCCAATCGGCGTCGAACAGTTTGAAAAATTTCTTTGTTAAGTCCTGTTGCCATGGCTGATTCCCACGGAATATTTTTTCGTTGCAGTAAAGCATGCCAGCCAAGAGCACCAATACCAATGCTCCGCTCCATAGAAGCAGAGTAAATAGCACGAGAAATGGTATCTGGAGCATTATCAATAAAATACTGTAACACGTTATCCAACATTTCCGCAACATCTTTAAGAAATTTTTGATTTCCTTTCCATTCATCATAGTACTCCAAATTTAAACTTGATAGACAGCATACCGCAGTACGCTTTTCATTAGTTGGTAATATAATTTCAGAACAAAGATTTGATTGATTAATCTTTAATCCTTGATCTTTTAACCATTTAGGCATTTTACGATTTGATTCATCAATAAAATGTAAGTATGGTTCACCTGTTGTTAATCGTAATTCTAATATCTTTTGCCACAATTCTTTTGCAGAAACTTTGTCTACAACTTCACCTGAATGAGGATCTTTCAGTTCCCATGAATCATCTGCATCTGAATCAATCATACTTCGCTCAATGATTTCCATAAATGTATCAGGAATATTAATACCATGATGTAAATTTAAACATCTCATGTTCTGATCACCAGTAGGCTTTCTCATTTCAAGGAACATAAGAATATCAGGATGAGATATATTTAAATATGCTGCGTAAGAACCTCGTCTTGTACGGCCTTGTCTAAATGCTAGTGATGATGCATCATACATTTTAAGATGGGGCATAGCACCAGTTGACTTATCACCAGCAGAACGAATACCAAACCCAATACCAACGCCTCCACCTAACATAGATAGCCAGTTAGTTTCACTTAAGTTCTCCACGAGACCTTCGGCGGTATCGTCTATAAAATTTAAAAAACATGATATTGGTAAACCTCGTTTAGATCTACCGAAAGATAAGATTGGTGTTGAATAACTTAACCAATGCTTACTTGAATATTCATATAACCGTTGTGCGTGTTCTGGATTTGACCCAAACATATTTGAAACATAGGCAAATCTTTGTTGAGGGCTTTCCTCATTATCCATCATATATGATTCTTTTAGTCTTGTAAGACCAAGAGCATCAAATAGAGAATCACGAGAATAGTCAACCTTGATGCCATAAACTACATCTTCCATACCGACTCCATATTATATTGTTGTTTTTTACGATCAATCAGAGATGTAATCTCTTATTAGATATAATTGAAATTTACTTGTTTTTCATATTTATAATAATTATACTATACTTTTAAATTAAAGTAAATTTATTTGGGATCTTAGATCCCTGGGATCTATTTTCTTTCATATCTCCCATGTCATGCCACTCTCTTTGAGAATTAATTTTACTAATATCTATTGAGCTAAGGTTTCTATTTATATGTGCATCCGATCCCACATTAATGAATATGCTATTTTTTTCACCTTTATTTTCAAATCCGTCCCACGCTTTGGCGTCATATGCGGCAGTTGTAGGAATTGGCATTTGATCTGCAGTTGGAGATGGTTTTAAAAATGGCATAGTTGCTGATGTTACAATAGCATCACCTTTTTCTCCTCGATGAATATTACGTGCTACTGCAATACCATGAGCTTCTGCTTCGGGCCAACCAATTTGTAATGCTCGTACCATTGTACCTGTAGATACTGCACACCAAATTTGAGATGGATCGTGACCTAGTTGTTCACTAATATTTTTACACATATTAACTAAACCTGCTGTAACCATTTCATTACCACTAAAACCAAATGGAAGGAACGTTGCATTATTTTCTTCAGCCCATTGTTTAGCATATTGATTTAAAACTGGCATAGCTGCAATTTTAATAAATCTAACATCTACATGCGGATACGCAAATAATGCACCTTGGTGATTCGAAACTGTTTTAGAAGCTGGACAAAAGAATACAACTTTTTTATTATACATTTCAGCTAACATAGCAATAGCATCAGGTGCATGCCCTTGTCTTGGTGCTACATAAACTAATGTATCATGTGGTGCTTCGGCAATTACTCGTTCACCACCAAAAGCTTTTAATCCACCTGGAGCAAGATCTGCTCGTAGAATATATTTGTCTTTATATTTTTCTACTGTAGGTTTTTCAATGTTACTTTTAAATGATCCCCATAAATCTAAATAATATTCTCTTGCATCATAACGATCCATTCCCATTGGAATATCTTTATTCCAGGCATCATCTGTTACAGTGAATAATTTAGCCATGTTTGACCCCAATCTAAACGCCTATACCATTCAGGAGAAATGTGTACACTTGAACTATTTTCCATATATGTATTTGCATATGTTTCACCATCCATTTTATACCAATCAAGTGGTGGCATTACTGTTTTATTACCACTTAATTTATTTAATATTTCCATCCATTGATATGTTAAATTTAATCGTTCTTCTCTACTACCATAAAAAGGTGTATCTTTAAAATATCCAGTTTTTGGTAAACGTCTACTTTCATGTTCTATTGGAACTGGAATTGTATACCATACATCACATTCATATTCAGATTCAATTGCTTGACCTTGTTTGACATATTCTTTTAGCATATCTTCAAGATTAAATCCTGCATGTCTCATAATATGATGACGTATATCAATTGAACCATATGATAATGTTATAGTACCAAATGGTTTTAATCCTCTAAATTCTGTAATGATACCACGTTTAAGTGTACCATATAATGTTTTACCATTTTCTCTTAATACTATATCAGTTAATCTCGAATATGCTGGAGTATGAGAATCGCCAACCGAAATACCATCAAATTTATTTGATATTGATAATAATTCTTCTTGTTTTAATGATTTGACTTTACTTAATCGTGCAGATAATGCATCACACCATTGTTCTGTAATACCACTAAATGTAGTTGGAGCATTAGTACGCTTTTTAAGTTGTTCACCCCAATCTGGCATATCCCAATCAAGTGATACAACATTTGGATGAGCTGCGACACGATTAATGCGATTAAATATTTCTTCTGTAGCACCACCAAATAAATTTAATGAACCACCAAAATTAACACCATGTTCAATATAAACAATAGATGCATTTGCAATATTAGTTGAACATCTATGATCAATTGTTGCATCAAGTTGATCTTTCCATATAGAAGCCCAACCCAATACATGAGAGTTTTTTAATTGTGGTATATTACTAATTGGATTTGTTAATACGTTCATATTTCAAACATCACTTTCCAAAAATTCTTTTGTCATTCCAAAAATTCTTTTGTCATCATCCCTTTTAGCTAGATCAAAGGAATTGGGAAATATCCACGTATATGGGATACGTTTAGTTGGCTTTTTAATACCATGACTAATAGCTATATGCTTGTAAAATAGGCAGCTTTTATCCTCTACATTAATCATCTTTTGTTCACGCATAGGATTTAATGGATGTTCACATAATGTTTTCATTTGTTGTATCCACTGTTCACCATATTTATTGGTTGGTATAAACTCACCATTTGGACCTATTTCGTATTTCACTTTACCATTTAAATTTTGTCCACCAAAAATCTGATGCATACCATCGAAATGGCCAGTACCACCAAATAATACTGAATTTGGATCTACTAAATGCGGATATGCAAATGCCATATATCTTGCTGTATTTTTACATGGATATAATGGACTTCTAAAGTTTTGATGTTCTTTAAAATATGCCTCTAATCTTTTTGCAAATTCCATCATTGTAAATGGTCTATTCATTTGAACTGGTTCATCTAATATTGTATGAATATCATTAGCAGCTTTCATTGGACCTTCGAGTAACCATTCTTTAACATTAGTACCTTTAGGATAATAAATTTGAAATAAATCATTACGAGCATGACGCTGTGATTTAAATTTCTCCCTAGTAATATCAATGCCATCATCCATAAGAGACATTAATGTGCCCCAATGTTCATTACTAAATGAAAAAACAAGAGTATAAAATAATCTCATTTTATTATCTGTAACATTTTTCATAACATCCACAAATGGATGTTCATGCCAATGTAATCTATGAGAAAATATTTGATAATCTTCTTTTAATAGTTTATCTTCACGTTTGTCAAATGCATTACACCACTCGAAGAATTTTTCAAATCTCTGTTCTTGAGTCCAATCTTTCATCCAACTTTCTGTTGGTTTACCATTCTTTAATACTATTTCAGATGTATTTTCATATGTAATATTCTTATATGGTTCATCTGTAAAGTCCATTAAATCGCTTGGCATAGTTCTTTATATTTTTCTATTGACATATTATTTTCTTTTAATATATAATCATCTGAAGGATGTGCTGACATATTATTAAATGTTTCAACTAGACCTAATTCTAACATCTTTTTTTGACGGCCATATGGATGATCTGTAATTCTACATGATGACCATACTTTATCAAAATCTAAGTGATTATAGTCTGCACCCGGTCGAATATAGTTTTCAACCCATCTAATAAAATCACAACACACATCTTCAGCATTATAAGGATAAGCTCCAGTATCCTCATATATTTTCATCATAACTTCATCAAGAAATTCTTCTTTAGGCATTTTACTTGTAGGATTTGCAAGATATGATATGCATTCTACTGCATTTGTACCATAATAAAATGGTGATTCTCTGTTGACATATTCTGGATACCAATCTGCAATATCTGCAACGACTGCTGCATATTGGAATTTATATTGTCTCAATCCATTTTGCACATTCCAATCTAGCATAAAAGATCCAATCTCACGTAAATCTTTTTTTCCGCCTTTTTCTAAAAATTCAGCAAGATCACGAGCTAATCGTGGTGCATATTCTGTTAGATAATAATCACCGCCTCGTTTGAATCGCGATCCAACTGGTGGTTTTGGAAATGCAGGAAATTGATAACCGATTGATGTATAGAATGGTTTATCATAATTATTAACAACTGCAGTCATATTTTCTATAGTTGGACAATCGTATAGATAAAATAATAATGTATTATGATATCCACTTGGCTTAGTACCATAATTAATAGCTGAACCGCATACGCGATGTAATATAAAAACATATAACCATTCTGGTAATTTAAAATCGCTATGTTTACCAGTCCAATTTTTAGCTACAGTTTCTCTTTGTACTGTAACATTATTGGCTTCCATCTTTTTCCAATATGGATGATCTTCAGTCCAACCATAAAATACATCATTTACTATTTGAGAGAATCCAGCAAACTTACGTTCAACAACATCATATAATTCTACATTATGCATTAAGTCATCGCTGACATTAGATTCTAAATGAGGTATCATACCGTATGGTTCATTTAATGATACATTACATTTTTCTTGTTGTTCTTTGGCTATAGAGAAATATCTTAGATATTCATCATAGTATTTGGTAATTTCAATCATATATAGTATTATAACAAATTTTAAAATTAATGTACATTTATTCTGAAATAAAATCTCCGGCCATTGGGAATATTTCTGCAATTGCACAAGCAATTTCTCTTGTTAATCTTACTTTCATTAGCACTTTCTCCATTGTGTAAATTTTAATTTAGCTTCTATTCCTTGATGTGTGTTTGTATTTATGGTTTTTATAATGCCGTCAGATTTTTTACCACTTAAAATCATTTCATTAATATCTTTTTCTTTTATTGTATCAGGCCATAAACATACTTTATAATCTTGTTGAATATATTTTTCTATATAGTTACATATCTCTTTAGATCTTGGTTCATTATCCATTACAATAACTGAATTTAAGCTGCGGATTGTAGGAGAGTCCATACCAGCACCACTAACGGCAATACAGTTAGGAATAAACAAAGAATCAATAGGACCTTCAACCACATAGACGATTTCTTTAGTATCAATTCTATCCAAGCCATAAATCTTTTCCTTCTCATCATCAAGTTTAATTGTTATATATCGTGGTTCTTCTTTACCAAATGATCGACCTTGTAAAGCAAACACTTTACCATTATCAAAATATGGAATAATTAACCGAGGAATATCATTCTCAGTATTCATAAAATGAAATTTAAGGTTATTTACAAAGGTTTTAAATTTAGGAGCAAAGTATAAGTACTTCCATTTATCATTTGGAATCTTACGTTTTACTACATATTTGACTGCCGGGTGTGAAAAAGGGAGTGAATCTACACAAAAAGCACCTGCTTTTATTATGTCTGTATTAATCTGTATCTCGGATTCAACCAGAGTAGTTTCTTTAATATCTGTATGATCAAAGTGTTTATTAGCATTTTCTTTATATCGTTCTAGTACATACTCATTATACATTGTTGAATCTAAGTGTTTGATTAAATTGCCGACATTAGATGAATATCCACAGTTATGGCACTTATAAACAAGATGCGATTTATGTAAGAATACATAGCCGCGTGCTTTTAACGCATTAGACTTAGAATCGCCACATATAGGGCAACTAAAATTCCAATAGTTTTCTTTTTTCTTTTTGAAGTTTCTGAGTTTATAACTCAGTAGATTCACATATTTTGCATCAATATATAACATATACTACTATTATACAATAGATAGTATTTAAAGTACAACGATTTTTGATTATTTTTTAATATTCTCTAACAAATAAGCTTAGGATATAACCTAATACAGCACCACCACCCATTAATAACCATCTCCATGTTTCTAATACAGTAATACGATGGTCTTGGTTTTTCAATTTAGCTTCCATTACGGCATGGATTTTTTCATGTTGAATAGTACTAGACTCAGCATTTTCTTTGAGTTTTTCTTCTATATTGTTTTCTACTGAATCAATATGGTTTCGTAATTCTATAGCAAACAAATTGATTTTGTCATGAATATCACGGACATCTTGTTCATTACGGTTAGAATCTTTTTCAAGATTATTCATTCTTTCTTCATGAACCGCTAGAAGTTTACCAATATTATTATTAACTTCAGCTAACTTTTCTATTGAATTATCTAGTTTTTCTACGATCTTTTCTAATGCTTTTAAATCATTCTCAGTTGCCATTATCTATGGGATCCTTTTTAGGTTCATAATAGTTTTGATACTGTAGAATAATTAATCTCTGTTGTGCTATGTAATTTCTTATGTTAGCCATATCGATAGCTAACTTTTCATAACCTTCAGAGGTCACTGCAAATAGTACTAATGTTTTTTTCTCTTTCTTCAGTTTTTCAAATACTGTCTCATAGTTATCAGGAGTAAGGATAACCCATTCAACACCCTGTGCCTTTATAGGATCAGGTAAATCAAGTTCTAATTTAACACGTTCTACTTCAGTAGTTTTAACTTCTATAGGTTTAACACTATTCCAATTAAGGAAAGAGCAACCACTACTTAATAAGAGGAGTGTAACCAGGATTGGCCAATGAAGGACATTCCGGATTGATTTCACTTGATAATTTAGCATTTTTTTCTTCTTCAGTCAGAGGGGCACCTGATGCAATTTCTAAACAACGTATTGCATTTTTAGTACCTCTATTAATTAATCGTTGAATTGCTTTAGGTTTAGCCGCAGCAATTTGTCCAAAGTCACGTTTTTCACCTTTTGCATTCACGTTTAATTTATTTGTTAATGCATCTACTTCAGCTTTTTGTCTATCAGCTTCAGTTTTTAATGCGCCATTAATTGATTTTATTTCTTCTATATCTTTATACGCTTTATCAATAACATCTTGTTGGCTTGTTACAGCATCATTAAGTTTTTGGTTATTAGCTTCTGATGTGGCAAGATCAGCTTTTAAATTTGTAACATACCAAAAACCGACGGCTAACACTATAACAATACCACCAATAATAATTAATTTAATTGTACCAAACATACTATCGTCTTGCTAGTTTTATCATATCTTTATATTTCTTAACATCTTTTTTATTTACCACTGGTTGATCTGTAGATACCATTGCTCCTGTTGCATTTGCTGGAGCTTCTTCATCAATATCTTTAAGATATTTCTCTACTAATATTTCTTCTTCGATCAATGATAAATCAAGTTCCATTAATCTATTATAACGATCTTCCATTAAAGATGTAGTTCTTGAATCCGATTCATAGTATTCTTTAACAAGGAATAGTGCAGAAACTAAACTTTTTAATTTACTTTCTCCACCAGGTAATTTATTGATAATACGTTTCATATTAAATACTAATCTATGCAAATAGGTATAAGCATCATGTTCCTTAGTACCACTAAGTTGTGATGTTTTCTTTAATGCTTTACCTTTTTCGTCAATAATTCCAAGTTTATACGCATCGGTATCTTTGAAATTTTTAACGAGCATTGATAATATTCTAAATGCTATTACGTTATCTACAAATTTTGCCATTAAATATCCCTAAGTGTACTAATAATGAATTCATCTAATTCTATTTCTGATAACTTTACTTTATACGGTGGAACTTCATCTGGCATTCTTTGAAGGAATACTAGAAAAGTTGCCAAAATATAATAATGTTCTGGATCTGTTTTAGAAAAAAGCATGTTCGTAGTATTATCACCAAATAAATTGTAAAGTACAATTAAATGATTTAGTATTAAAGTTTCCTTTAGATCTAAATCAGAGTGATATCGAATAAACAGCTTCTTTAAATAAACAAATCTTTTCAAATCATCATTAAACTCTTCAACCGTATAACATTGGCTATTGTCATAATGATTCATTGCATATGTTATAAAGTTTTCTTCAGTCAATAGTTGATTCATAATTACTTTCAAAAAGAAAGGGGAGGATTACTCCCCTTATATGTTATATACTATGGGTTAACAGTTAATAGAACAGCAGAAGAAGTTACATCAGCTGCACCAACAGATGATACAACAACTCTGTAAGAGTATCCATCTAAACCAGTAGTAGGA